CTCCCCACCGCACCCCTGATCCCGTACCCGCTGAGGGTGGTCGGCGTCAGGGTGATGGTGCTCCACGCCTGGGTGTGGGCCGTCGGGGTGCGGGCGTCGCTCAGGCGGCTGTCGCTGCTGGCGACCGCATCCGTGATGCCGTACCCGGTGAGGGTGGTCGGCGTCAGGGTGATGGTGCTCCACGCCTGGGTGTGGGCGGTCGGGGTCCGCGCGTCGCTCAGCCGGCTGTCACCGCTGGCGACCGCATCCGTGATGCCGTACCCGGTCAGGGTGGTTGGCGCCAGGGTGATGGTGCTCCACCCCTGGGTGTGGGTGGTCGGGGCCCGCGCGTCGTTCAGGCGGCTGTCGCTGCTGGCGACCGCATCGGTGATGCCGTACCCGGTCAGGGTGGTCGGGGTGGCGGTGATCGTGCTCCATGCCTGGGTGTGGGCCGTCGGTGCCAGGCCGGCCAAGGCCGTAGCCAGGTCCAGTTGGCTGCTGAGCGTCCCGGTGATACTGCCCCAGGTCCCGCCGCCCCCGCCGCTCCCGCCCAGGTCCGCGAAGGTGGCAAACGGATTGGCCCCGGTCGGCGCGTGCGGCGCCGCCGCCAGTGCCGCCCGCTCGGTGCTGGTCAAGAGCCGCCCGACCGTGATGCTCGCGGGATTGATGGCCGCCGCGCCCACGCGATCAGTCAACTCCTGCACCGGGGGGGAGTCGGCCAGTTGGATCAACGGCAGGCAGTCAGGCGTTGACCCGGTCGGGGGACGCAGGTAACAGACCCGATAATAGGTGGGCGCGCCGTCCGACAGCGCCAACAGCGATTGCTCGGGTAGGGATATCAGTGCCCCGCCGGCGTCCACCAGCGGCACCCGGCGCCCCTCGGTCACGAGTCCCGTACCAAGCAGTGCGACCACCGAGCGCGGCAGCCATTTTCCATCGGCGCCGACCAGGTCGATCGTGGCCTCGGTGCGCAGGACCTTCCCGCCGCTCAGCAGCGGCGGCACGTGCAGCTCGACCGCCCCCACCGGCACCGTCAGTGCCGCCAGGGCGAGCGCGATGGGGGCATGGCGCACGGCGGCCACCCTCAGGCCGCGTAGACCGGGAAGGACAGCTCCACCGGCGAGGTCGCGCCTTCCGGCGTCAGGGGCGTCAGGGTGAACTCGATCTTGGCCGGATCTGTCCCGACCAGGTTCAGTTCACCATTCGGCGACAGGAGCGCGTCGGCGCACTCCCAGCGCACCGGCGCCTGGTCCGCGTCGGTGTCGTTGTAGCCGTTCATCCAGACGCGCGCCCGGATGGTGGTATCGGTCCCCAAGTCGACGGCGGTGCCGCCGATGGCCGCGTGGCTGTAGGCGGCCAGGCAGGCCCCTGCGGCCCCCATGGTGCCGGTCAGCAAGGGCCGGATCAGGCCCTCATGGGCGTCGAGTACTTCATAGTCGGTACCGGCGCTCCAGGGCGTGCCGGCGTTGCTGCCGCTGGCCAGGGCCGTCTCCGCCACGGCCACCACGGCCGCCGCCCCGGTGCTGGCGCCGGTGTTGGCCGTCGTCACCAGGGCCGCCGCGGCGGCGCTCGCGGCAATCGCCGCCTGCACCTGGGCGGCGGTGCTGGTGATCGCCGAGGCGCCCGAGGTCGCCAGGTTGACGACGATATCGGTAGCGGACACCACCACCCCCAGGGCCGCACTGGCGGTGCCGGGATTGACCAGAGCAATGGTGATCGCGTTGCCAACGGTGCCTGCTGCGACCGCGGTCCAGGTGATTGCGTTGTTGTTGCCCTCCACCCCGGTGGCCAGGGTCGCGCGCACGCCGGGCGTCAGCACCACCGCGGAGACGTGGCGCTGCGCGAGTTGGAAGGCGAAGTCACCGACATAGCTGTGGGCCTCGCCCGTCACGCTGCCGGCGGCCACCGCCACCGTGCGCTCACTGCCCGCCAACAGCAGCGCCAGCAATTTGGGCGGCGCCGACAGCACGGTCAGCTTGCCCTCGGGCTCTTTCGGATCGGTCAGGGCGAACAACACCTGGCCGCGGCGCGAGGGGCGCGGGTCCATGACCGTCTTGCGGTCGCTCTTGGGCGCCGCGCCGAGGTACTCCAGGGGCAAGGGCCCCAGCACCGGCTGCTCGGTGGTCCCCAGGCGCTGGATGTAGCCCTGGCCGATGACGCGCAGCCCTTGGGATTCGTGAGACATGGCTAAGCCCTCAACTGGAACTTGGTGCGAAAGGCGAGCGGCAGATACAGCCGCCCGCTGGAATAGGTCGCCGCGTAGGGCGAGGGAACCTGCTCGAAGGGCGCCAGGCCGCCGCCGGGCCGCCAGGCCGGGCCGGTCACCGCGGTGCGGACCCGCATCGCCAGGTGCCCGGCGTCCTGGCCGGCGGCGGCGCCCTGTTTGAGCGTGGCGACGTTCTCGATGCAGCACACCAGCAACCAGGTCTGGGTCACGTCCGTGACGACCCCGGCCGCGCCGCTCTGGATACTGGGCTCGCCGTGGTAGAGCACATGCACGGCCGGCGTCGGTTGCCCGGCCTCTTCAACCGCGGCCAGCGCCCGCGCCGTCAGGACGTGCGCGCTGCTGCCCAGGACGGTCCGCAGGCGCTCGACCAGCAGGGGTTCGGCCGCCAGCCAGTTGTCCACTAGGCGCCCCCGAAGGCGTCCAGGTCCGCCGCGGGGAAGGTGTCGGCCGGGGCGCTCCAGTCCGCCATTCCCACCCCGGTACCGGACCCGATCGCCGCGGCAGTCAGATGCAGTTCGCCGCGCTGGATGCGCCCGAGGTCGGCGCGGGCCTGCTCGGCCTTCTTGGCGACGTCGTCCGGCACCCCGGACCGATAGCAATAGAACCAGGCCAGGTCGTGCAGGATGCCGGTCACCAGGTCATCGAGCGGCGCCAGCGGCAGGGCGTAACGGTCCCGGGCCGCCGCATCAAGGGCACTCTCGGCGCGGCCGATCGCCCGCTCGATCAGGGTCTGCGCCGCGGCCGCCGCGGCCATCGCCGCCGGCTCATAGGCGTAGCTGGTCAGGTCGGCCCCGGCCAGTTGCAGCCCGAGGATCTCGGCATCGAGCACCGGGCCGGCTTCCGGACTGGTGAGCTGGGCCAGGCGCGTAGGGGCGTCGGCCAGCAGGTCCAGCGCGGCGAGGTAGGTACTCACGCGGCGGGCGGCGGCAGGGCGGCCAGGAAGGCGCGCGCCGGGTGGAAGCTGATGCCGGTGTGGGCCGGGCTGGCCCACGCCTTGCCGTTGAGGCTGCTGGTGCCGGCGCGGGCGGCGTGCACCTTGGTCTCGAAGGTGCCGAAGCCGTGCAGGGCGACGCGCGGGGACTCGACCAGGCCGGCCGCGATCCCGCTCAGCACCGCGTCCACCAGCACCGCCGCGTCCTTTTTCGACAGGCTACAACTCAGGGCCACGTTGGCCGCCAGCTCGGACTTGTTCATGTGCGCTTGCCCTTGGGTTCGGGCGCGGCCGGCAGGGCCGCGACCATGCTGACGGTGTAGCCGGGGTCGGCGCGCAGGTCGTCGACCTGCGCGGGGCTCAGCCCCGCCACGGTCGACTCCCCCTCGGGCCAGGCCAGCCCCGCCCGCCGCCCGGGACTGCCGGGCCGGCGGGTCACTAACCACTGCTGGGTCTCGCTCATGTCAGCGTCACCTTGCAGGCGTGCTGCCAGTAGCCATAGCCCGCGTTGTTGATCGCGTCGGTGGCCACCATGCAGGTGTCGTTGGTCAGGGCGAACTCGGAGTCGGGCCCCAGGATCTTCATGTTCACCGCACTGTCGGCCCCGTCCTCCTGGTAGATGAAGGGCTTCACGTCACCGTCGCTGCGGAACACGGCGAAGCTGGCGGTCCAGGACGCATTGAGCCGGGCATTCTGGTGCACATTGATGGTCAGTCCGTTCAGGGTGCCGATGCGGACCATGTTGTCGGCGCCGCCGTCGAGCACCTGGGCACCGACCGCGCTCAGGGCCACCACCCACAGGCTGGTCGGGACCATGACCTCGAAGGTGCGCGCCTCCTCATTCATCGGCTCCCCGGTGTCGTCGGCGAAGCTCAGAATCTGCTGGATCGCCAGCAGGATCGAATAGGCGAACTCGGCCGGGCTCGGCGCCGTGGTGCTGCCGTGCTGCGACACCGGCAGGGCACTGATATCGACGCTGATGCTGTTGGACTGGCTGCCGCTCGCCCCCTCGGCATGATCGGTATCGAAGAAATACTGGCCGTCATAGCACAGGGTGTTGTGCCCGCCGACGATCAGGGTGGAAATCAGGCGCGCGATGTGCACCCCGTAGCGGCGTGCCAGATCGCGGATGCGCACCTGGATCTGCCCGGTCTTGTCCTTGCGCCAGTCCAGCACCGGCACATAGATGCTCGACTCCCAGCGCTTGTTGCGGATGTCATAGCCGGCCGCGGCGAGCTGCTTGGGCTGGCGCCCGCCGATGAACTCGCGCGGGGTCGGCGCCTGGCCGAGCCAGCGGTATTTCTCCACCACGTCCAGGCCCTGATTGGCCGCGCCGTTGCGCCAACTGATCTTGCTGGCCCAGGGGTGGGCACCCTGTTCGAGTGCGTGGTAGAAGGTGCCGACGATCTCGCGGGCACTAAGGACTTGCGAATCAGCCATGGTCAGATGCTCCCGTCACTCACTCTTTGGCCCAGATGCCGCGCTTGGCGGAGACGATCCAGCCGGTTGCGTCGCCGTATTCCACGATCACGAAGTCCCCGCGGCGGGCGGTCGCCTTGGTGTTCAGCAGGTCCTTGTCATCGGTGTTGCCCAGGTCCGGGCCCTTGATGCCATCGGCCGAGTTGGGGCTCAGCGTCACCACCACGGTGCCGTCCGCGCCGCCGTTCATGACGGCAAAGCGCATCCCGGTGATCGCCGGCAGGGTGATGACCCCGGCATCGGCCGAGACCACGAACAGCTTGGCGGTATCCTCGGCATCCAGGGTCTTGGACGTGGCAACCGCCTCGGCGGTCCAGCCCAGCCAGGCGTCCGGCGGGAGCGCGTCATCCACATCGAACCAGACCACGCCGACGCCGCTGGAGACAAAGCGCTTGACGCGCCCGATGAAGCTGCCGCCCACCGGGGACAGGCTGAAGGTCGCATCATCGGTGGCATAGACCGGCAGGCCGACATCGGTGATGACCAGGCCGGAGATGCTGAGCACGATCGCCCCCTCGCACGCCAGCCGCACGGTGCGCGCCCCGGCCGCCCCGCTGCTGTTGTCGAGGGTGGAGGTGGCGAAGCCCAGGAAGCGGTCACCGCCGACCAGGGGCCGGGCATAACCGGCCCCGTTCTCGCCCACCGCGGCGCCTTGATAGATGATGTCGGCCGCGATGACCGGCAGGTCGTTGATGTCGCCCACCTCAAAGGTACGGGGGGCCTCGACTGCGAGGGTCGTCATGGGGTCAGCTCCCGGGGGTCAGCTTAGTGGAGACCGTGACGCGCCCGGCGCCCTCGGCCTTCTTGAAGGCGATGTAACTCGCCCGGTCGGAGAACTCCGCCTGCAGGGTGGGGGAGCGGTCGAACTCGGCGCCGAAACGCGCGGCCGGATCGGCGCTGCCGGCGGACGACGCGGGCGACGCGGGGCTGCGTTCGGCGTAGTCGACCTGCACCGGCAGGCGCGCCAGCCAGTCACGCAGCCAGGCGGCGGGCGGCTGGGGGCGGTCCGCCTCGGCAAAGTCGGCATGGGCCGCGGTGTCATCCGCCGGGGCCTCTGCCAGCAGCCGGGCCAGGGGCGTCTGATCCACCGGCAGGATGCGGCCCTGGGCGGCGAGGCCCTCGCAGAAGGCCACGCACCCGCTCAGGTGCAGGGCCGCGGCCTGGGCGCTGGCCGCGGCCTCGCGGGCCGCGATGGTCTGCTCGCGGGCCGTCAGCGCCGCGGCCTGTTGGTCGAGCGCGGCCTGGCGCTCAGCAAATTCAGCCGTCGTGTCACCCATGGGTGTCAGGTCCTCGCGCGGTGCATCAATAGGAGTGGGAGCGAAGGCGAGCGCCGGGCGTTCGGTCTCACCGAAGGCGATCGTCAGGGTATCGGCCGCGGCCGACTCAGCGAACTGGGCCGGCTGGAGCCCCTTGAGCGACGGCGGCATGGCGCCGAGAAAGCCCAGGTGCCGCAGGTAGTAGACGCCGGGCTTGGGATTGGTCGGCGCGTCCGGCCGGTAGAAGGAGGCGGAGTGGTACTTCAGCCGCCCGGCCTGGTGGGCCGCGGCAAAGGCCGGGTCCACCTGGTCAGGGCGGCCACGCAGCAGTCCGTCGGCGCACTGGTAGTCGAGGCCGGTGATCCAGCCGTAGGCCGGGGCATCATGCGTCGGATGCCCGACCACCAGCGGCGCCTGGTGCAGCGCCGGGTCATAGGCCGCGGCCGCCGCGGCCAGGTCCGCGTCGCTGAAGTCCGCGACAGTGCCGTCCGCGGCCGTCTGGCGGCCGCGGCGGAAGATCTCGATCGGGGGGAGTAGGGTCGGCATGGGGGTATCCTCGCCCCTGGCGGGTGGTGGAATACCGGCTCAGGGCTACGAGGCGCGGGGTCTGGGGCGGTCCGCGCTGAGGCGTTTTCGGCCCGGGGAGGGTCGCCGGAGCGCCGAAGCCGACAGTGGACCGAAGCCGCGGTCTGGAAATCGATTTAAACGTGTTGCGCAATAGTTGCGCAACACGGTGTCAGGCTTTCGGAGTACCGATGGTGCGGGTTGGCGGCGGGCGCCTCTACGGGCTTCCTGGCGCGTCTCAGGGCACTGTCTTTTTATCCAGTCTTTAGGCACCCCACGGACGCCTGGATTGCACTTGGATGTGTGAACTTTTCAAAACCCCAGATACCGCTCCAGGATGCCCAGGACGGCGGTCTGGGCGACCGGCGCCAGGGCCCCGTCCGCACTGATCGGCAGGAAGGGCCGGGGGGGGAGCGTCTGCGTGTGGGCACCGGCGCTGTAGTCCTGGGCGAAGTTGGATTGGCTCTTGCGCACAAAGCGCTTGCCCACCGTGCCGTCGCGTCCTTGTTTGAAATAGACGGTCCCGGTGCGGGCCTGGTGTTGGATGGTGCCGCCGAACTGGTGGATCGCCGCGTAGACCTTCGACACGCCAACCCAAGCGCTCTGGTTATTGCCGCCCGCGGTCACGCTCGCCGCCAGGCCCCCGGTGCGTTGCAGGATGGGATGGGCGTTGCCCTTGCGGGCGCGGCGCACGTAGGCCGCGTCCAGGGGGGCCCAGCGTTGGCCCCAGGGGGAGGTCTCCGACTGGAAGGCGTCTTCGGTGATGTTCCCCAGGGCGCGGCCGATATCCTCCATGACCGGGGTCAGGTGCTCCAGGTGGGTCACCAGGCGGCGCAGGCGCGGGGTGATCTGGTCGTCTTGGACGCGGACGCTGAAGTCGGTCATGGGCGGTGCTCCGGCAGGGCTATACTGATTGATAGCGCTCTAGGTGGTGTGCCCCGATGGGTAAGGGGACTGGCGCCCAAGCGGGCGTCAGTGGATGTCGGTTCGAGTCCGACCCCACCTACAGCGCCCCTTCCGCCACCGCCTCCCGAATCCCATCCCCCAAGAGCGTCGCCCGCTCCAACACCTTGTCGACCAGCGCCCGCTCCGCCCCATCGCTGCCAGGCAGATGATCCCAGCCGGGATCGGGCCACAGATAGGCGCGCCCGGTCGGGCTCTTGGCATCCGGGATCGACACCCCGCGCTGTATCCACCGCTCCGGGGTAGCCCCGGTCAAGGGGTCCACCGGACGCTCCCCGGGCGGCTCGCGCTCCAGAATACGCGCGTCCGCGGCCGGGGTGAGACCGCGCTCGTCCAGTTCGGCCTGGCTCAGGTAGCGGGCGCGGCAGCGGCAGTTGTACCCATTACTTGGCGCAATGATCGCCCACTCCGGGGAGTCCAACCGGAACACCTGACCGTGGAGCGCGGCATGGGCTGGCCGGGTGCTGCTATCCATCACCGCCAGGTACTGAGCCCAGGGCGCCCGGTCTGCCTGTGCCTCGGCCTGGCGTTGCCGCCCGGCCATGTAGGCGGTCTGTAAATTGGTCCGATAGATGGTCTGCAGCCGCCGCAGGCTGCCGGCCTGGACCATCCGCGCCTCCATGGT